GTGGGACGAGTACAGCGCACGTGGGTTGAAGTACGCCGGCCGTGAATTGCTCGAAAGCAAATGGTTCGGTTTCGGCAAAGAATCCGGCCGCGCGGTCACGACAGCACGTTGGCTGCGCACCGTCGCGGAGGCACGCTCCAATGGCCTTGCTATCGACGCCAACGCATTCAGCGACCTCACAGCGCCGCCAAAAGCGGGCGATCCTCCTGAGCTGCCGCCGTTCGTGCGCGAGCGATCTGGTGTGATCCTGGCCACTGTCGATAACGCAGTGAAGGCTGTCGGCAGACCAGATCTCTGTGGCTTGCGGATCGGCCATGATGAATTCCGTGACGAGATCACCGTAGCTCGGCCTAACACCAATGAGTGGCGCCCGATGACGGATGCCGACGTCGTGCAGCTGCGTATCGCGCTCGAGCGCATGCGGTTCAAAACGGCACCGAAGGATCTCGTGCGCGACGCCGTGGTGCTCGTTGCGACGCAAAACAAATATGACAGCGCGCAGCTTTGGCTCAGCAGCTTGGTTTGGGACGGTGTGCCACGGGTTGAGAGTTTCTTGCAGAGCTACCTTGGCTGCAAAGACACCCCCTACACGCGTGCAGTTTCGCTCTACACCTGGACAGCGCTTGCCGGCCGCGTGGTGCAGCCGGGGGTGAAGGCTGACATGGTGCCGATTTTCGAGGGGGCCCAAGGCATCAAGAAGTCGTCAGCAATCGAAGCGATGTCGCCGGATCCGGAATTCTTTGTCGAGATCGATCTCGCTGAAAAAGAGGATGACACGGTGCGCAAGCTCCGCGGCGCGCTCATCGCGGAAATCGCAGAGCTCTCAGGTCTCCACACACGGGATCTTGAGGGTATTAAGAAGTTCGTGGCGCGTAAAACCGAGAAGTGGGTGCCTAAATACAAAGAGTTTCCCTCGACCTTCAAACGGCGTTTGATATTCATCGGCACCACAAACCGCACCGAGATACTGGCTGATGATACTGGCAACAGGCGTTGGCTCCCGCTCCACGTCGAAGCCGCGGATGTGGAAGCCATCACGCGCGATTGCTGCCAGCTCTGGGCCGAAGGCAAGATACTTTTCGAGGGTAAGTTACCGAGTATCCATGCGGGCGGCGTCGCGTGGCGTGAGGCTGAAAAGCTAGCCAACGCAGAGCACGGCGCCTACGCCATGAACGATGCTTGGGATGAGCGCGTTAACGCATGGTTAGAGGCACCAAACGAGCTGATTCCGGGGGCTGTTTTAAACGGCGAAACACTGTTTTCGACTAGCGATGTGCTCGCCGGAGCGGTCGGTTTGATCGGAAAAGAGATGAACCGGGCCGTTTCTAATCGAATTTGCACAATTTTGCGTGGTTTTGGGTACGAGCACAAACTTGTACGTAAAAACGGGTGTGTCTTGCGTGTTTGGTCAAAAACGTAACGCAGTAACACATCCGTAACGCAGGATGTGTTACACAAAACGCTTAATGAAATCAACAACTTATGAGGCTTGTAACGCTGTAACACATCTTTCTTTATGTTAAGGTTAAAAAGAGAAAAACAGGGCTGTTACATCTGGTTACCTTACTCAGCAAAGTTCCCGAGAAAACGAGTGTTACATGCGTTACATGCGTTACAGTGTTACGCTTTTTTCTGCAAGATGTAAGAAACGGCATGCAAAATTCCGCATCGCGTGGTCAGATGAAGAAAAAAGCAACGATGCCGACCACAACACAGAAGACGAGCATCGAATCGTCGATGGACCAATTTGCGGCCCGCCAGCAGTGTTCGAGCGGGCAGGCGTAGTCAATGTCCTGCGACCTCATCGGAGAGCCTGCAAGAGCGTTTTGAGAGCCTCTGACCAAGCACCGGTGGCGACCAGAGAAGTACCGATGAAGATCCAAAATTCGAATTGGGTTCGAGTTAGCATGATGGGGTGTCCTTTAATTTGAATTGTGTAGTATTCAAAGGTATTGAACCGTATACATTGTCGTGTGACCAGAAACGTATTGTGTAAACTTTTGGTTCTAGTTTGTCGACTAAGCGAACGCATTTACCGACCCACCCGAAGGTAGGAGTATTTTGGTCTGTGACTTCGACTACTTTGCCTACTAAGTGGTTTGAGGTTTTCATAATTTATCTCCGTGCGGGATGATGATAATTTGGCCATTACCTATTTTGCCATCAAGGTTTTTAAAAACATGATGCGCAATTTGAAGCAGTTTGTCGTCTTTAAGAAAAGCTTCAGGCTCATTTGTGCGCACTAGCACTATTTCTTCGTGTTCGTTTGCCCATACGACCCGGCGAACATTTTTGGTTTTCATACCGTTTCCGATACTGTACTTTTCCGTTCTAAAGCAACGGTAGCGAGTGGTTCACCGTTGAATTTCGCCATCAGGTCAGCGTTTTGGGAAGCCCATACGATGATGCTGCCGATGGAGCGTGACATGTCACCTCGGATTGACCACCAGCTTGTGTACATGTCTTCAGGCTTGGGCATCGGTAGGCACATGACTTTCCCTCGTGGGCCGATGTTCACCAGGGCGAGATGCGTTTTGCCTTCTAATGTGAATTGAACGAGAGACTCACCGATAGGAAGATGGTGATCAAATTTCACGCGTTGTTCGAGGGTTTTCATGTTAGTAATCTCCGAAAGTGCAGATAACAGCACAACGACTTTGTTTTTAGAGCGAATACCAACCGATGCCGATTTCTGTAAGCCCGCGGCAGTGTTCAATCTTGCCGCTGTCCATCAGCGCAACTGCAAACGAGCCCCATGAGTTAGAGGCTTGGCATAACACCGTGCCTGCATCATCCTTGGGCGTATTGCCTGGACCGCATACAACCCCAACACGTGGACCTGAGGCCGGGAGAAGTTTTGCAGTGGTTGTCATGATGTTTTCTCCTGTGAAGAATCTGTATCACTTGATACAACACCTCTATAGTGCTCCTCTTGCAGAATTTTGCAACGATAGATCTGTTATAGAAACGTGAATTCTTATGTTGCAAAACACTGCGATAAGCACCTACATTTCACCTTTATGAAACTTTGGCCTGCAGAATCAACGACTTACGAACCTAACGTAGGCGGCTTTGTCGCTGAATTTCCGTCAGGAGCGATGAAATCGGTCGCGTGGCGAACAGGCGCACCGATTGAGCCGACGATTGATGCTGCCAAAAAGTACACAGCAGACCTCATCACAGCACTGCAAAAAGAAGGTCTCAGCGATGATCTCAACCGCACGAATTGGACGAGTGCCGTAGCAGCAATTCAGCACATCATTTCGCAGTGGAACGAGAAGTTGCGAACGCGCCTTTATGCCACGCCTGTCCAATGAACGGCATGAAGCTTTCTGCCGCCATTACCTTAAAACGTGGAGCTTTCAAGAAGCTGCCTACGCGGTTGGTCTTACGGCTCAAAGGGGGCGTGAGATCGCTTTGCAAAACGACGTGGCAACTCGCATTAGTGAGCTCAACGACGCCATGTTAAAAGCCTGTGACATCACTGCGAAACGCATCATGATTGAGCTTGGGCGCGTGGCTTTGAGTGATATTCGGGGTATTGTTGATGAGCGCGGTCGCCTGAAGCCGCTCAAAGATCTCGATGATGATGTTGCGGGCGCGCTCGCCAGCATTGAAATCGAAACGCGTATGGAGCGTGATGGTGAAGAGCTTGATCTCGTGACCGGCGAGATGCGACCGAAATTCATCAGTGTGCAGACGGCCAAAATCAAGCGCTATGACAAGAATCCAGCGTTGAACATTCTCGCCAAGCACTTCAAAATCGTGGGTGATGAAGGCGATGGAGTTAACGCTTTGGCGAACGCACTGTCAGATAGACTCAAGCTTGCGCGCAAACGTGTTGTCGCGCTCCCCGATTCAACCCAGGAGATCGATGATGTTGCCTTCAAAGACAAGCACGTTCAGCGGCGCGCAAGTGAGTGATGTGAAAGCCAAGCAGTTCCGCAATCAAGCTACCGGCATTGGTCAAAGCCGCGGCATGAGCGAAGCAACAGGTGCGGTGCGCAGTTTGCGTGTGATTGATTGCGCTCCGAAGTCGCAGCTTGTGGTTGCTGATCGCAGTTACCCGCGTCCAACCCCATTGATGAATCCTGACGGCACGATGCTTGATGCTGTCACCGGCCTGCCGTGGAAACAGGTGCCAGCGCTTGGCGGTCCGAACTGAGAAGTAATCTCCCGCGCAGCCCCGGCACAAAGCTGCAAACCCAAAGCGGTATTCGGCCGGAGGGCGTCAAGGTTCCGGTTCGCATGGTCGAGATCACGAACGCGGCAATTCAAGGCTCGCCAATCGATGAGTTGCTCGACCAGCTTGCAAGCTTCAGCTTAGACCCGCTTGGTTTTGTGCGCTGGGCTTTCCCTTGGGGTGAGCCTGGCACCGAGCTTGAGAACGAACTCGGGCCTGAGCAATGGCAAGTCGATCAGCTTGATCGCATCGGGCAGAAGCTGCGTGCCGGTGGCGAGCTCGGGTGTGTGATTGAAGAGGACATCAGCTCCGGCCACGGTGTCGGCAAGTCAGCGCAAGTGAGCTGGCTTATCCTGTTCGCGATTTCGACGCACGAGGACACACGCGGCGTTGTCACAGCCAACACCGACACGCAGTTGCGCACCAAGACGTGGGCCGAGCTTGCTAAGTGGTTTCAACTCTTCATCGCTAAGAGCTTTTTCAAGTTCACAGCCACGAGCATTTACATCAATAACGACCCCGTGCGTGAGAAAGCATGGCGGGTCGACGCGGTGCCTTGGAGCGAGAACAACACTGAAGCATTCGCTGGCTTGCACAACAAAGGCAAGCGCATCTTGGTGTTGTTCGATGAGGCATCGACGATCGCTGATCTCGTGTACGAAGTGACACGCGGTGCGCTCACCGATGCCGGCACGCAGATTATTTGGTTGCGCTACGGAAATCCAACGCGAACGAGCGGTGAGTTTTTCAAGATGTGTACGCAGCCTAAGCGCAGCGCGTATCACCGCGTTGATGCACGCAACGTGAGGTTTACGAACAAGGGCAAGATCCAAGAGTGGGTCGAGGATTATGGCGAGGATTCCGACTTCGTTCGGGTGCGTGTCAAGGGCATGTTTCCGCGCGCCGGCACTGCCAACTTCATCAGCCCTGAATTGGTGATGCAAGCACGTCGACGACGCGTGCCGTTGCTTGCCTATCAAGCTTTCCCGAAAGTCTTGGCTGTTGACCCAGCACGATTCGGAGATGACTTCAGTGTGATCACACTGCGTCAAGGTATCAAGGTGCATTGGCAAGTCAAGCTATCGGGCTTCGACGGTCCTGATTTAGCAAGCCGCATCTTCGCGATCCTGCGCGGCGATCTCGATTCACCGAACAAAGCTTCGCGCCACGATGCTCAAGGTGCTGCGTGCATCGTTTATGACGCAATCGGCAACGGTGCTGATCTCGACAGCGCACTGCGCCGCATGGATGGCCTGCCGTTGCTGGTTCCGGTGATGTGGGGTCAGCCTGCGAAAGACAGCAAGCAGTACTTCAATCAACGCTCTGAAGCGTGGGGGAAGATGCGCGACTTTCTTGAGGAGGGTGAAATCCCCGACGATGATGAGCTTGGTGACCAACTCACGAGCCTCGATTACGGCTATGACGGGCTGTTCCGCATTCAGCTTCAAAGTAAAAAAGACATGAAGAAAAACGGGGGTAAATCTCCTGACTGCGCTGACTCACTTGCTCTATCCTTCATCCCTGAGTTGATTGACCGCAAGATGGTGAACGCGGTCGCCCGGCCCGTTAGACGACGGCAGGTAGTGTGGAGTAAGTAATGGCCCCTTATCAGCAACGCGTTGTTGTCGAGAAGCAAGAGCTCGATGACCGCATTGCGAAGCTCGATGCCTTCATCAAAGGCAACCTGTTCGAAATTCTGCATGTGCAAGAACGTGAGCGGTTGATACGTCAACTCGTGTTGATGGTTAAACTCTCCGCAGTGCTTGATGAGCGCATCGTTTACTTTCCGAAGGCTTGACCATGAACATTCTTGTGACTTTGTTGCTTGCGTTGATCGTTGTAGGGATCGTGTGGTGGGTTGCGGAGGTGATCCCGTTTCCTGGCCCACCTTGGATTTGTCGGGTGATTCAAGGTCTCGTTGCTTTGATCATTGTGATTTGGGTAGCGCAGCGAGTCGGCTTGAACCTGTAGCGCTTCGCGCGTTCGTCCTACATCGTGTCCGATCGGTGAAGCCTACATTGAGGGTTCTACCCTCTTTGAAAGGCATCTCATGGATAAGTCCGCTTCAATGCACCTTGCTGACTCTGCGAAGTCAGCAAACCCCGCTAACCCTACTGGTCGTGACTATCATGCGCCGCACGAGCCTAAGCCTGCACATTCACTAAACGACCCATTGCAAACGGTTGCACCGAATCCGAAAACCGGTGCCACGCTTCTTAATCAAGATCCTAAGTTCGGCAATGCCACTGAGAGTCGTGCACTCAATGCAGACGGTACGTATAGAGATAAGGTTGACGGCCGTACGCTCAACGCAGATGGCCAGGTGCTCAACGCTGACGGTACATACGGGGACGGCGTTCACAATGCTGACGGCACGCTGCGCAACCCTCCTTTTAAGGCATCCGCGACGCACAACGCAGACGGCACAATCCGTAAGCGCGTGTAAAATCGCACGGTCTGCTATCTAGAGAAACTCGAAACTGCGAACCTTCAATCGCCCGCCACTAGCGGGCGTTGTCGTTTTTAGCTCTACCGCGGCATAATCGGCCCTGACGAGCAACCGGCTACCCATGCTCACCACTTGGTGACACTACGCATGGCGACAGCTAACCCGCTCGTTCGATCCCTTGGCCTTCAGCAGTTGCTTACACGTGACGCTGAGAAACCTCCTGAAGCGCAATCGATTGACGACATCGGGTCGTTATCAGCGCTCGCGAGCCATTGCCGCGCAGCGTGGGGCCGCAACAAACTCGCCAAACAAAAAATCGATCTGAAGCTGCTTGACTGCTTGCGCGCGCGCCGCGGTGTCTACAGCGCAAGCGCGCTTGCAGCAATGCAGTCTGCCAACAGCGGCATGAATATCGTGTGGGCTGATTTGACGGAAACCAAAAGCCGCGCAGCATCGGCTTGGATTCGTGAGATCGTGCTGCCAGTGGGTGAGCAGCCGTGGGGTGTTGACCCGACGCCGATCCCCGAACTGCCTGATCAACTTAAGAACGGTATCGTCAGTGCAGCTTTGAACTCCGCAAAGCAGGCCATGCAACAGAACGCGCAGGCAGGCGGCGCGGCAATGAGCAAAGAGGAATTCCGTGCGCTTGCCTTACAAGTTGGTGATCAGCTCCGCGATCAAGCCGAGGCGGCGGTTTCAAAAGAAGCCGAGAAACGCGCGTTGCGTATGGAAAAACAAATCGCTGAGCGACTCGATAAGGGCGGTTACGAGCCAGCGATGGACGCTTTCGTAGAGGACTTCGTCACCTACCCCGCAGCGATTCTCAAAGGCCCGTTCTACCGTCGTCACAAAGAGCTTGAATGGGGCACGGGCTTTATACCGAAGGTCTCCAATAACCCGGCGCAAAGCTGGGAACGCGCAAGCCCATTTGACTGCTATCCAGCGCCGAGCGCGCGCACCCCGCAAGACGGTGATTTCATTGAACGTATTCGGTTTCGTCGGGAAGAGCTCCACGATTTGAAAGGTTTGCCCGATTACAAAGACGACCAAATTGATTCGGCGCTGCGTGACTACTCGAACGGGCATCTTGAGGGGTGGTTGTGGACCGAGGCGGAGCGTCAACGGCTCGAGCAAGAAAGCCTGTACATGTGGCTTTCACCGCCGGGCGTGATCGATGCGTTGAATTACTGGGGCAGCGTGCCCGGCTGGAAACTGCTGACTTGGGGCGTCGTGAGTCGCAAAGGTTTCGAGATTGAAGAGACGCAGGAGTATGAGTGCAATGTGGTGGTGTGTGGCCGCTACGTTCTCTACGCTGCGCTTAATCCACACCCCTTGCATCAGCGACCGTATCGCAAGGCTTGCTATGACGAGATCCCCGGTGCGTTTTGGGGTCGATCGATTCCTGACTTGTGCTCCACGAGCCAGAAGATGTGCAACGCGATCGTGTGTGCGCTTGCAGACAATCTCAGCATGGCAAGCGGCCCGATGGTGTGGGTGCACGCTGATCGTTTCGCCGACGGCGAAAACTCGGTCGAGATTTTCCCTTGGAAGATTTGGCAGCTTAAGAGTGACCCAACGCAGGGAACGAATCCCGGTGTCGGGTTCTTCCAGACTGATGACCGATCAGCTAATTTGATGTCGACTTACGAGCAATGGGAAGTGCGCGCCGATGACGCTACCGGTATACCGCGCTACACCTACGGTAACGAGAACGCAGGCGGCAGCGCGGACACGGCCACAGGTTTGAGCATGCTGATGAACAACGCAGCCAAAGGGCTGCGGCGCGCGATCAGCAACATCGATTTGAACGTGATCGCTCCAACGATCAGCGACACGTTCACCTATGAGATGCTTTACAACAACGATGAGTCGATCAAGGGCGACTGCGTGGTTGTGCCGCGCGGGGCAGCGGCGATCCTGATCAAAGAATCGGCGCAACAACGTCGTACGCAGTTCTTACAAATGGTGGTGGGCAGTCCGGTCATCACCGGCATTCTTGGGCCGAAGTACATCGCCAACATCGTGCGTGAAGTGGCTGCAGCGATGGAACTGCCGGTCGGCGACTGCGTGCCGAGCGAGGACGAGGTCGAGCAACAGATCGAGGCTCAAAAACAAACCGCAATGGCGCAACAGCAAATGCAATTGCAAGCTCAGCAGGGGATCTTGCAAACCAAAGAGACAGCGATTGCCGCACGAGAACAGCAAGCGATCAACACCCGCACAACGGGTGACATCATCAATGCTGCGGTAACAGCTGCACTCAAAGGGCACCCCATTTCAGGGGCCAGTGCGACGCAAGCGGCGCAGTCTGCACAAGCCTCGGCGGGCGCTGCACAAGCTGCGCTGCCGGCCGCAGCACCTACTGCGCCAGCGGGGCCGTGACAATTTCGGCATAAACCCATTTTTCGGCAATCTGCATGCCTATTGACGGCACCGACCGGGTTATAGACAATCCGCCACATGCATTTGGATGCAACGCAACTCGGTTTTCTGGGTAGATTGGGGAAATCACCAGACGGGCAGCAGCTGATGATGCTGATCAAGGCAGAGATCGAAGGGTGCAACGAGCGGTTGCGCAAACTCTCTGGTGACGAACTTCTGCGAGAGCAGGGTAAAGCGCGTTACCTCGATGAGTTTGCGAAACGTTTCAAGTAATTCTCAAGTCTGCCCGTACTGTGCCAAGGCGATCCCCCCGTCTTGCGGCTCAGGCGCCTAATCGGGAACCGCATTCCGCATCCCTGACGAATCCCAAGCATTTTTGCTGGATCGTGGAGAACTGAATGCAGCCTAACCAGGCACCGAATGAAACTCGTCTCCCTCACCAGGTTGTGCGTCGTTCCGCGGCAATTACCGCGCGCTACACGAAACCCGATGAACCGGCGGCCCTGAATCCTGCAGAGCAAACACAAGTTGCGTCTGCTAATACCTCAGCTGAAACTCAAACACCGGCAGCGAATGCTGATCCTCGTGACACCGACCCGGCTTATTGGAAACAACGCTGGTCAGTCACCTCGGGCATACTGAACCGAGAACGAGAAGATCGCAAAACGCAAGTCACCGCTTTGAATCAGCAACTTTCTGAACTGCAAGAGAAAAGTCGTACTCCCCAAGTCAGTGCAGCGGCGCCGAAAGTTGATCTCTCGACCTTCTTTACGGAAGATCAGCGAAAAGCCTACGGTGACGAACAGCTAGAAGCGATGGCGCAAACGGCGATGAAAGCCGCTGAAGCTAAGTCACGCGAATTGATTGACGCGGCCGTGAAGCCACTTCAACAGGAACGCGAGCAGGCTAAGGCGGATCAAGTCACGCTGGCTAAGCAGCGGTTTGTAGATCGGCTCGTTGAGCTGTATCCAAACTACGCTGCTGTTGATGTCGATCCGCGCTGGCTCGCCTGGCTATCGGAAGAGGACGATAACGGTGTGCAACGCCAGACTATTTTGGACATCCACATTCGCAAAGGCAATGCCGATGCGTGTGCCAAGATGTTCAAAGCTTGGGAGAAAACAGCGACGCGCCCCGCGCCGACTGTATCGCCAAGCGGGTCAGGAGCTTCACCAGGTAACGACGCCGCGCCGCCCGACACTGCCGCAGTGACAGGCATGACGCCGTTGAAGCCAGGCGAGATCAAAGCGTTTTACACCCGTGCAGCGCAGAACAAGGTAACGGATTCGGAACGAGCAACATTTGATGCCCGATTGAAGCTGACGCACGCCAGTCGTTGACTGGTGTAAATCACATCCTTTCGGAGAGCAAAAATGAGTGGAGTTCCGCGCGCGTCAGGCGTACCTGACTACGGACCATCTGGCACAGTCAACTTCGACCCGGAGTTGTACAGTGGCAAGCTGGTTGAGAAGTTTTACAAAACTACGGTCTTTGGCGAGATCGCGTCGACAGACTATGAGGGTGAGATCGCGGGCTTTGGCGCGCAGATTAAAATCCGCACGATCCCTGACGTAACGGTCTCGGATTACGTGATCGGTGCCGGCCTCACGCCGCAGTACCCGGTCAACAACAGCGTCACGCTGGCGATCGACCAAGCCAAGAGCTTTGCTGTGGCTCTGTCCACGGTCGACTCACGGCAGTCCGATCTCGACCTCGCAGACGTGTTCGCGAACGACGGCTCGATTCAATTGCGCATTGCGGCTGATGCCGACATGCTCGAGACAATCCCAGCCGAAGTGTCTGCGTTCAACAGCGGTCAAGATGCCGGCGTCGATTCAGGCAACATCAATCTCGGCACCTCTTCGACGCCGGTTGTTCTTGACAAGACCAACATCCTTGACTTCATTGTCTTGTGCGGTCAGGTTTTGGACGAACAGAACGTGTCAGACGAGGGCCGTTGGATGGTGGCTGCACCGTCGTTCATTGCTGCTGTCAAGACAAGTGATCTGCGGATTGCTTCGTTGGCCGGCGATGGCGTCTCGATCATGCGCAACGGTAAGGTCGGTGAGATTGATCGCTTCACGATGTACCAGTCGCGTAACCTGCTTAAGCAAACGTCACCAGGCCCTGCTCAGTACCTCATGTTCGGTCACAGCGCTGGCTTGACGTTCGCGAGCCAGATCGTTGAGTGCCAGATGATTGACAACCCTAACGACTTCGGGTACATCATCCGTGGTCTGATGGTGTTTGGCTATGAAGTCATTGGTCCGAACTACGTCGGTACAGCGGTTGTCAACGCTAGCGTCAGCAACCCCTGAAAGTCGTTTTCGTAACTCTAGGAGCTTTCTATGAAGACCAAAAACCCATACGGCGCTAACTACCAAGTTAAGGTGCCCCCTGAAACGATCCAAGCTGAACAAGCGCAAGCTGCGAAAAAGGCAAGTGCTCGGTATCCGAATCCGCCGCTTGGCCCAGAGCAGACCAACGGCCAGCAGGGCAAGATCAAAATTCGGGCTTTGACGCCCGGCACTTCGCCCGCCGGCTCCTAAGCCTAACTCGCAATAAGAACTCCGGCGCCCTCGTGGCGCCGGTTTTTTGATCTCAAAACAGGGAAACACGATGGCAACGATGAAGAAAAAGCCAATGATGGGCGCCAAGAAAAAAGCAGTAACAAAAGCTGCGTTCGAGAAGTCAGGAATGGATAATGACAAGGGCGTCAAAGAGGGTTCGAAAGAGGATAAAGCTCGCGACAAAAAGCAGTTCGCGGCCTTCAAGAAAAAGATGAAAAAATAACTTCGAGCTTGGTCGGCAAAGTGTCGATCAAGCTCCGATCAAACGGAGCAAACCCATGATCACCGAACAGCAAGAACGCAACCTATCCAACGCCAGTGCGAACGTGAAGCACAAGCAGGACAAGGTCAACCCACACGTTATTAACATCCACGATGGTCGGTTGATGCCCAACACACCGCGGCTACGAGTCCACAAGGATTACCGGATTTATACGGGGCCTAAAGGCCCGGATATCGGTGCCCCTGAGCGGCTACGCTGGCTGGCTGGTGCGCTGAGGCAACTGCCGATGAAGGTTGTGAACAGCAAAGCTGAAGCCGACACGTTTGACGTTGGCACTGCGACCAAGGATGAGCTTGTTGTGTTCGCGCAGGATGAGTTTGGTCACGTGCTTGATGCTTCGAAAGACGTGCGCACGTTGCGCAAAGAAGTCATGGCACTAGCTACTTCAGTGGCTGAGAGCGAACTGACGTGACCCTTGCGTCAACGCTTCTAGGGGAAGTCTCTGCCACGTTGCTTGATGAGAGCGGCACGACGTGGACGAGTGCGGAGCTGTTGACGTACCTCAATAACGGGATTGCGCAAGCGTGCGGCACGTTGCTTGACATCTACGTGGTTGCCAACGAGGTGGCGCTCACAGCCGGGGTGCGTCAGGTGTTGCCTGCTGACGGGCTCATGCTGATCGATATTCCGCGCACGGGTGACGGCACCGCAGTGACGCAGCAGGCAATGAACGAGCTGGCACGTACGCGACCCAGCTGGCCGAACGATCCGGCATCGGACACGATCAGCTATTTCATGTATGACCGACGTTCGCCAAAGACTTTCCTTGTCTATCCCGCTGCCACCGGTGCGGGCACGGCCGAGCTGGTGTACGCCGCAACGCCGCCCGTGATGAATTACCTGGCTGATGAGATCCCGATCGATGCAACGTTCAACACGGCGTTATGGGCTTATGTGTTGGGGATGGCTTACTCCAAGAATTCAAAACG